TAAGATGGAAGATAATGTAAGAATGTCATTATCAAACACTGATACTAAACAAACACAAAAAGGTACGTTTATTAACAACACAAATGAAGCAACAATTGGTGGTGATACTGTGAAAGAAAGACAGGGTCTAAGTCAAGCGTTAAAAGCTAAGGCAGATAATTAATGCAACATTTTTATGATGGACAAATACGTAGATATGTTACCCAGTTAGTAAGACTGTTTAGTAACTTTTCATACAAAGACGGTGATGGCAAAATAGTTCGTGTACCTGTTATGTATGGTGATATTACACGTCAAGTTGGTCATATTTTAAGAGATAATTCAGAAAATAAAATACCAAGTGCGCCACGTATGGCAGTATACATTACAGGATTAGAACAAGACCGAACTAGAACTAGTGATAGTTCTTATACTAGTAAAGTACATATTAGAGAACGTGCTTACGATAATGAAGGTAAAGAATATTTAAATACGCAAGGGAAAAATTATACAGTAGAACGTATAATGCCTAGTCCATATACATTAAATGTTAATGTAGATATTTGGTCAACTAACACAGATCAAAAATTACAAATTATGGAGCAACTATTAATGTTGTTTAATCCTAGTTTAGAAATACAAACAACTGACAACTATGTTGATTGGAGTAGTTTAACAAGTGTAGAATTAACAAGTATGAACTTTAGTTCAAGAGCAATACCAATTGGAACTGAAAGCGAAATTGATGTATCACAGTTAAGTTTTGCTACACCAATATACATAAATCTTCCTGCAAAAGTCAAAAAACTAGGAGTAATTACAAGTGTTGTAATGAGTATATTTGACGAGAGTGCTGGAACAATTAAGTTAGGTAATAGTATTCCTGAACTAAGAGCATACAGCGATAGTCCATCAGAACGTCCTACAATGAATAAAGAAACTGATCGTGTAGAGCGTGATGGAGTTAACATTGGTGTAACAACATATAAAGATTACGAGTTAGTTGTGATGAATAATATAGCACAATTAATTGATAGAGGTGTAGCAGGTAGTGTCCTTTGGAGTAGCTTAGTTGATGTACTTCCAGGTGAATATCGTGCAGGCTTATCACAATTACAGTTACAAAGAGTAACACTACCTGGTGAAGCAGGTGGTATGAGTGTTAACGGAACAGTTACAATTAATACATTAGATGAATCACAACTTATTGTAGATTGGGACGAAGATACTATTCCTACTAATACAAATTTAAATTCTCCGTCTGGCAGAAATAATACAGGATCAATAGACTTTATAATTGATCCGGGAACATATAACCCTACTACTGCTAAAGCGGCAGGACTTAGATTGTTATTGTTAGGAGCTATCAATACAAGTTCTAATGTTGGTGAAGCGGGCTATGATGGTCCAGACGCCTGGAAAAATGCAGATAATTCAGACTTTGTAGCAGGCGAAAATGACATTGTAGAATGGGACGGAACTGCTTGGAGTGTTGTATTTGATGCTAGTGCAGACACAGGAACTACAACAAAGTACATAACCAACCTTAATACTGGTGTACAGTATAGATGGACTGGTACAGAATGGATTCTTTCATTCGAAGGCGAATACCGAAAAGGAACCTGGCGACTGTCACTATAAAATAAGTACTTGCATGAAACAAGAGATTATTTGTAGTGGTGCATTGTTCTATTTCTTTAAAACAAAACGGTTTTTATTATTACATCGCACCCAAAGCAAACAAAAATATGTATGGGGATTAGTAGGTGGTACTAATGGCAAGGATGAAGCTCCGTGGCCTGCACTACAACGAGAAATACATGAAGAAGTTGGCGAATTGCCAGACATAATTAAAACTATTCCACTTGAAACTTTTATTAGTACAGATGAAAAATTTAGTTTTCATACATATCTGTGCATTATAAAAGATGAATTTCTTCCACAACTTAACGAAGAGCATGATGGATATGCATGGGTTAGTTTTGGAAGATGGCCTAAACCATTACACATGGGATTACGCAACACATTACAAAGTAAAACAAACCAAACTAAATTTGAAACCGTGTTTAGTTTAATTGATTATCTGGAGCAAGAAAGTAAATGAAGCAGTTTAAAAATATTACAATCGTTGGAGGCGGGTCAGCGGCATGGCTAGCGGCCGCTTACATTCAAAATAACATGTGGGATTTACCAGTAACTGTTATTGATAAAGAAGTTGGTAATCCTATTGGTGTTGGTGAAGCAACAGTATTAACTTTTCCTCAGTTTTTAAGACAGTGCGGATTAAATTTAACTGAATGGTTCAAAGAAGTAGATGGTACTTACAAAGCAGGTATTGACTTTCCTGGTTGGCGAAATCCAAAAGGAAGCGTATGGCATCCTTTTTATCTAAACAGAAGTTACTTTGACAAAGCATGTACACAATATGATGTTTGGGCACAAAAACAGGATTTAGATTTTAAACAAGCGGCTTTACCTACATACAATACAACAATGAATAATAAGTTAGACATGTGGGGTGCTTTTGAAACACTTGCATATCATATTGATGCAGGCAAATTAGTACAAGCATTACAAAAACATTGTCAGGGAAAAGTAAAGGTAATCAAAAGTGATGTAGTAGGTGTAAACAAAGATAGTAACGGCGATGTTGTAAGTTTAGATTTAAAAAATGGACATACACATACGTCAGATTTTTATATCGACTGTACAGGATTTTCTTCTATACTTAAAAAATCTAAACGTGTTGAACTATTAGGAAACGGTAGACTGTTTACAAACACTGCTGTTGCAGGACATATTCCGTACGAAGATGTTGAAAAAGAACGTGTGCCATATGTAAGTTGTCCAGCTGTAGATCATGGTTGGATTTGGAAAATTCCTACACAATCACGGTTTGGTAGTGGTATGGTTTTTAATAAAGATATTACAGATATTGATACAGCAAAACAATATTTTTGTGATCATTGGAACGGAAGAATTAAACCAGAGGACTTAAAAGTCATTGACTGGGTTCCTTACTACAGTGAAAACTTTTGGGAGAATAATGTCGTATCATTAGGTCTTAGTGGAGGATTTATTGAACCATTAGAGTCAACAGGATTAGCAAGTATGACAACTGGTGTGCAAAAACTTGCAGAACGTATTCCACAATATGCATATAGCGAAAGAGATATTGATGCATATAACCAAGAAATGTCTTATTGGTATGAAGATGCTGTTGATTTTATTAACAGTCACTATGCTGATACAAAATGGGACACACCTTTTTGGAATTATGTAAAAGAAACACACGTTAAGTCAGACAAACACAAGTGGTATGAAACATGGCTAAATGATCCTACAAAGAAATTTTATTCAAGTGTTGATTCTACAACACTTTTCCATTCACCTAACTGGCAGTTATGGCTAGTGCAAATGGGTTATCCTGTAAACAAAGACCTAAGTTATTTAAATCCAATGGACATTGACTTTATAATCCACCAATTCTTACTTGCAGAAGACATTAGGATGTGTTCTAGTATAAGTCACAAAGATGCTATCGACAGTACTAACATGGGAGCTGATTGGTGGCAACGTTCTGCGGCACGTAGTGATAGAGGAACACTAGTATGAAGATAGTTGTTGTTGGAGGCGGCACAGCAGGTTGGTTGGCCGCACTTTTAATTAGTAAAATTAAGCCGGAACATACAGTTACTTGTATTGAAAGTACTAAAGTTGGAGTAGTTGGAGTAGGCGAAAGCACTACTGGTGCTCTTACAACTATTATACAAAATGAAATGTGGGACCTTGGTTGTGTTGAACAAGACTTTATTAAAGAGTGCGATGCTACAATTAAGTTAGGTATCAAACACATAGGCTGGAATGAAGATCCTAGTAAGTTTTATATTGGTCCTATTGATGGCACACCTACAAGTAATGACCGTTGCGATATTGTTTTTCAACATGCTCTAGGTTTTAGAGATCAAGAGTTACTACACATTGCAACAGAACTTGGTTATAAAATACATCACAATAAGAATAGCCTTGTGCAAGTTAACGGTAATCATGCATATCATATGGATGCACATCTTGCAGGACAATATTTTAAAAAAGTTGCTACACATGCTGAACATATTGATAGTGAAGTAGAGCATGTACAACTTGATAGTGAAACAGGTTTTGTTACTTCAGTAAAATTAAGTAATGGCAAGACAGTAGAAGGTGACATGTTTATTGATGCTACCGGATTTAATAGAATATTAATTAATGCAGTTGGCGGCAAATGGAAAAGTTACAAGGATAATTTACCTGTAAACAGTGCATTACCATTTCATTTACCTTATCTTGATGATGAAATTATCCAGCCAGTAACTAATGCTTGGGCACAAAATAATGGTTGGTGTTGGCAAATACCTACAAAGCACAGACGCGGTTGTGGCTATGTATTCTGTGATGATTTTGTTACTCCTGATCAAGCACATGCAGAACTTGAACAAACAATTGGACGTAAAGTTGACCCAATTAGGCATATTAAATTTGATAGTGGTAGACAAGAAAAACTTTGGATTAAGAACGTATTATCAATTGGCCTAGCTGGAGCGTTTGCAGAACCATTAGAGGCAACAAGTATTCATACAACAATAATGCAAATAAAACATTTTGTTTTTGGTTGCTTAGGAGCAACTAAAGAACAGACTTGTAATACTGCAACTGTAGATGATTATAACAAAAAGAATGCTCATTTATACGATACAATGAAGGATTTTTTAGTAGCACATTATACATGTGGGCGTAAAGATACAGAATTTTGGAAGTATATTAACAGCGGTGCAACAGCTACTGACTTTGTAAAGTCTATGCATGAAGTTTGTAAACACAGAGTACCTAATGCAACATTATTTCCAAGACCAGAGGGCGGAGCGGGTTGGCCGTTGTGGAGTTATGTACTTGCAGGTACCGGCAAACTAACAGCCGAAGTTGCTGAAAAAGAAGTTAAATTTAACGATGATGAGATTGTAGGAGATACTGCTTACACTTATCACATTCAAGACTTTGATAACAAAAGTATAGACTTACCAGACAATACAGATTATATAAGGAATATGTAATGAAAGTTTTAGTACTTGGCGATGTAATAATCGACAAATATATCTACGGTACCTCTACACGTATCAGCCCTGAGGCACCTGTACCTGTTAT